CCGCCGAGGAGCGCATCGCTGTCGCCAAGTATCTGTTCCCCGCGAATGTGCAGATCGGCCAGGACGACAAGTTCGAGATCGACGACCTGTCGCTGCGTGTCATCGCCGTGCAGAAGCGCTTTTCGGTGCTGGGCGTGTTCGACCATCTGGAGGTCGATTTCGACATCGCGCCATGAAAGCAGCAATGAAGGTATACGGCTGCGACGAACTCGCCGCCCTGATGAAGCAGCTCGCCGGCAAGGTGCCGCAGCAGGGCCGCAAAATCATCGACCGCGGTGCCGATCTGATCGTCAAGGATGCGCGGCTCAACGCGCCGGTCGACGAACACAATCTCGAGGACGCCATTCACAAGGAGAAGTCCTACGAGGATCGCGGCCGCTTGCGCATCGAGATCGTGGTGGGCGGTGACGTGCGCGGTGTCAACGTCGACCAATACGCGATGATCATCCACGAGAACTACGAGGGCATGAACCCAGGCGCCGGCACGCTGGCCAAGCGAGCGGCCAATCCCGGCCGCTACGTCGGCGGCAAGTTCCTGGAGCGGGCGGTCGACGACGACATGCCCAAGATCATCACCCAAATGACCCAAGCGATCATGCGCGAACTAGCGGTGCTGAAATGAAACTCGAGATCCTGGCCCAGCTCCTTCAGGACGCCAACCTCGGCACGATCGGCGAGGACATCTACGTCCATTCCATGCCCGCCGATGTGCGGGAGGGCATCATGCTGCGCAACCCGCTCGCCGGCACCAAGGTCGATCCGGGTCTGCCGGGCTATTACCGCAGTCGTCTACAAGCGATCGTGCGCGCGACCGACCATGCGTCTGGCGAAGTGCTCGCCGAGAGCGTCGGCAAGGCGCTGGAAATGGGTAAGCGCCTCTTCAACGATACCGACGGCAAGCTCCTGATGCAGGTCAACTACATCTACCTCGAGCAATTGCCGATCGTTTACCCCTGGACGCCGGCGAACGTCCTGGAGTGGTCCCTCAATTTCGTCACCTCCTACGTTCAGCCCCGATAAGGAAAGAGTCCAATGGCGTCCGACCTGATCTGCCTTGAAGCCGAAAACATGATCATCGAACAGGAGGTTTCCTCCGTTCCGACCTACCGCGCGAAGTATCAGAAGCCGACCTGGCCCACGGGCGATTCCGGTGCCACGATCGGCATCGGCGTCGACCTCGGCTACACCACGCATGCCGACCTCGAGCACGACTGGGGTCCGTATCTGCCGGCAACCGCAATTGCGGTGCTGCACCAGGCCGTTGGCGTCAAGGGCGAGCGCGCTCATACGCTGGTCCGCTCGGGCGTGCTGTCCTCGGTCCTCGTGCCCTGGGAAGCAGCGATCGCAGAATTCGAGCAGGTCGAGATCCCGAATTGGGTCGCCAAGACCAACAAGACCTATCCGGGCCTGGAAAAGCTCGGCCCTTATTGCGAGGGCGCACTGGTCTCGCTGTGCTTCAACCGCGGCACCCAGCTCGTCGATGCGCCCGGTTCGAACCGCCGCCTCGAGATGCGCCAGATCCGCGACGCGATCGCGGCCGGCAAGCCCGAGCAGGTCCCGCACCTGATCCGGCAGATGAAGCGCCTCTGGACCAATGGTCTGGTGAAGCGGCGCGAAGTTGAAGCCCAGTTGTTCGAAAAGGGCCTGGCTTCCTTGGCGCAATAATATAAGTCAGTGCTGACTTGTATGCGCAACAAAATGACCGTAGAATAGAGTCCATCAGTTTCTGCGGTCATTTTGCAAAGGATCGGTTCTATGCCGTCGAATACCTCAAACGTTAAGCTGGGCGTGTGCTCGGTGATCTACGGCGGCGTTGACCTGGGCTACACCCAGGGCGGCGTCGAAGTTACGGTCGCCACCCAGACCAAGAAGGTCATGGTCGACCAGTTCGGTCAGTCCGAGATCAACGAATACATCATGGGCCGCACCTGCGCGGCCAAGGTTCCGCTCGCGGAAACGACCCTGGACAACCTGGTGCAGATCATGCCCGGCGCGACCAAGGTTGCGACCGGCGGCACCAAGGGCACTGCGACGGTGACGTTCGTGACCGCTCCTCCGGTCGACGGCGACAAGATCACGGTCAACGGCAAGGACTTCACGTTCAAGACCCTGCCGGTGAGCGGCTCCGACATGGCGATCGGTGCGAGCATTCAGATCTGCGCCACGAACCTCATGAATGCGGTCAACGCCTCGATCGACGATCGCGTCGTGAACCTCTCGGCGACTGCGAACGCCGGCGTGGTCACCCTTACCGCGGACGTCGTCGGCACCTGGGTCAACTCCTACACGCTGACCAAGCAGGTCGCGACCGCGGCCAACGTGACCGTCACCGCCTTCACCGGCGGCGCCAACGCCACCAAGGTCCGCGTCGACGTCCCGAACGGCATCGGCATCTCGCTGCTCGCGCAGGCCAAGACCCTGGTCCTGCATCCGATCGCGAACGACGACGACGATCATTCGGACGACTTCGTCATCCCGCTGGCGGCGACGCCGGGCGCGATGCAGTTCTCGTTCAAGATCGACCAGGAGCGCCTGTTCCCGGTCGACTTCAACGCCTATCCGGACAGCGTCACCAAGCGCCTGTTCTACGTGGGTGACGGCACCGCGGTCTAATTTGTAAGTCAGTCTTGACTTATCTAACGGATTGATCCAAAAGTTGCTGGCGGGGCTCGTGCTCCGCCAGTTTTCTTTTGCCAGCAGGATTGCATGCCCAACCCGAACCAGATTGTTCTCGATCTCGATGCCATCGTTCCCGAAAAGGAAGTGGTGCTGAAGCTCGACAAGCAGGACCACCCGCTCGTCCCGGTCACGGTCAACAACTTCGTCAAGAACATGAAGACGATGAAGAAGCTCGGCACCGGCGCCCTCGACGAGGAGACTGAGAAGGGCCTGATCGTCGAAATGCTCGAGCAGGTGTTTCCGAGCGTGGCCAAGGGTCGCTTCGGCGAGCTGACGATGGTGCAGCTCAACACGCTTCTCAACTTCGCGCGCGACAATTCAGGTGAGAACGACGTCCAGAAGGAAGCCGACGGAAACCCTCCGAAGGCGGCGGCGTAGTCAAAGCCTTCGACTGGGGCTTCGCCTTTAGTCGCGTCGTCGCCTTTTACGGGCTGAGTGTCAAAGAGGTCCGCGAACTCGCGATGCAGACCTTTTGGATGCTCCACCGCAACATCGACCGGATCTCGGCGGAGCGCGATCAGCGCAATGCCCTGATCCACATCCAGTCCCAGTCCCAGGACGGGGTTCAGGACTTGATGGAAAACCTGCGCTCGCAGGTCGGCACAATCATCGAATTCGAGGAGACGGCACCGACCAAGCTCGATCGCAAGGCGCTGCATGCGCTCGATGCAATCGGAGATCTGACGAACAATGCCTATCCGGGTTGAACTCGAACTAGAAGACGGCTCTTTTACCTCTCGCATGATCCACGCAGGCGAGAGCGTGGAGCAGTTCCGGCGCAACGTCGGGCAGGGCGTCGTGTCGATCGAGCGGCTCAACGACAAGGCAACGACCTTCTCCGGCACGCTGCGCGACGTTGCGATCACCGCGGGCCTGGCCACCATGGCCATTGGGGCAATCCACAATGTCTCGGAAGGCTGGATCGGCTCGATCGTCAAGATCAACGCCGAAATGGAGCGCCTGAAGTTCCTGCTCGCCGGCATGAACAAGTCGGCAGACCCGATCAAGGAGGCGGCCCAGCAGGTCGCATACCTCCGCGACTTCGCCAAGGACGCGCCTTTCTCGCTCAAGGCCCTGTCCGACAGCTTCGTGAAGCTGAAATCGACCGGCATCGACCCGATGGGCGGCGCGCTCAAGGGCCTGGTCGACGGCATCGCGGCCTTCGGCGGCAATGACGAGGTGCTGCACCGCGCCTCGATCGCGATCCAGCAGATGGCCGGTAAGGGCGTCATCCAGATGGAAGAGTTGCGGCAGCAGCTCGGCGAAGCCATGCCGCGCGCCGTCGAGCTCATGGCCCGTTCCATGGGCGTCTCCACGGCCGAGCTGATCCAGACCGTGTCCAAGGGCACGCTCGATGCCAAATCATCGCTGGCTGCCTTCACGATGGAGCTCGATCGCACCTTCGGCGGCGCCGCGGCCAACCAGATGAACACCTTCAACGGCCTGGTGGCCAAGACCACCACGCTGTTCCAGGGCCTGGCGCTCCAGGCTGGCGACGCCGGCTTCTTCGAGACGATTAAGGACAAGCTGCGCCAGGTCAACGAGGCCCTGTCCGGCCAGAAGTTCGAACAGTTCGCGAGCGCGGCCGGCCGCTTCGGCGCCTCGCTGATCAACATGGCCGCGACCGGCGTCCAGACCATGATTCAGTTCAAGGACGAGATCCTGAATGTCGGCCTGGCGCTGGGCACGGCCTTTGGCGCCTCCAAGATCGCGCAGATCATCCAGGGCTTCGGCTTCATGATGACGAACATGCGCGCCGGCATTGCAGATATCCGGATCCGCTGGGCCGGGCTTGCGCAGGAGACTTCGCGCGCGTTCGCGGGTCTCGGCACCGCTTTCGCGTTTGGCGCACAGGCGGGCACGCTGACGAACATGGCGGGCATCTGGGCGACGCTGACCCAGTCGATCACCGGCACCGGCGTCGCGATCCGCGGCCTGCTGCCCGTGCTGGGCGCCGCCTTCGCCTTTATCGCTGAATTCGCGCTGCCGCTCGCCGCCATGGGCGCTGCGCTCTACTTCGTCTACGAGGCCTTCACCAAGCAGTCGCGCGCGGCCGAGGAGGCCTACGACAGCCTGGTCAAGTTCGGCGCGCAGACCGACGAACAGATCACGCTCGCCAGCAAGCACGTCGATGCGCTCCGTGCCCAGGCCGCAGCCATGAAGGCGCTGAAGGCTGCCCAGACCGACGGCTCGAAAGCCTCCTTCGGCGCCGAGGATTCGTTCGCAGCCTCGGCCTACGGCGTCACCGACAAGAACGTCTCCGACAGCGCAAAGGCGGCCGAAGAGGCCGACAAGAAGCTCGCCGACGAGCGCTCCAAGTTCGAGAAGGCCCGCGGCGATCGTTTTGCTCAAGAGCAGGACCGTCAGCTTCAGGAGCTGCTGACCAAGCGCAAGGCCGGCTACGACAAGGAGTCGATCGCGGCCGATCAGGCGCATAGCGCCGAAATGGAGAAGCTGAAGAACGCCAACAAGGATACGTCGGCCGAGAAGCAGCGCTACATGGATGAGACGCGCGACCGGCAGCTCGCCCAATACAAGCTCGAATTGCAGGACGCGCAGAGCCAGCTCGACGCGATTTCCGAATTGGCCAAGTTTGGCGACGCCGACGCAGTCGCCGGCCAGGAAAAGCGGTCGCAGCAGCTCATCGCGGTCATGGCCGATCGCCAGAAGAAGATCACCGACCTTCAGGATATGCCGCGTGGTCCGCAGGAGATCCAGAAGGACACCGACATCAAGAAGCTGATCGACAAGGCAACGGCGAAGCTCGACGGCGCAAAGGCAGACATTGCGGCGCAGAAGGCCGAGATTCAGGGCCTGTCCGGCGAATATGCGCGCCTGGCCTTCATGATGGAGGAGGCGGACGCCAAGGCGAACGGCATGTTCCGGCTCAACAATCCGGGCCTTCAGAACATCATCAATCAGTTGAAGGATGCCCAGGTCGAAGCCGACAAGGTCAAGGAGGAGCTCGAGGGTCTGAAGGCGTTCGACGGCGACCTGGCTTCGGCCAATGCCAACGCGCGCCAGGATTACCTCAAGGAGCTCAACAACGGCAAATCGAGCGTGTTCGACAGCATCGCCGGCAAGGGCCAGGCCGGCATGTATTCGGGCAAGAGCGCGATCGCGCGCCTGCTCGGCGACGTGACGTTCGGCGCAGAACAGGCCGGCAAGGCGATGAACGACGCATTCGGCGCCGGCACCACCGACAAGGGTGCAACGCTGACCGGTGTCGTGGAGCGCCTGTCCGGCGCCTGGAAGTCGCTGCGCGACAACGCGGCCGGCGTGGTGCCGCAAGGCGGCTCGACCACGCTCGGCATCGTGGGCGGCGACTATGCCTCCAAGGTCATTGCGGCCGAAAGCGGCGGCAATCCCAATGCGACCAACAGCCGTTCATCGGCCGCGGGCCTTGGCCAGTTCACCGACGAGACCTTCCGCGCATTCCTGCGCGAGCAGCACCCTGACCAGGCGGCGCTCGGCGACGACGTCATGCGCCGGCTCAAGCTCGATCCGAAATACGCCCGTGATGCGGTCGACTGGTATGGCAACAAGAACGCGGCCACCCTGTCGAAGAACGGCTACCAGGCCAACGACGCGAACACCTATCTGGCGCACTTCCTCGGCGCCGGCGGGGCCATGTCCGTGCTCGGAGCCAATCCCTCGACCCCACTCGACCAGATCAAGGCGCTCGACGCGGCGCGCAAGAGCAATCCCGAAGTGTTCGGTCGCGCTGGCACCGCGGGCGGTCTCCAGGCCTGGGCCGAAGCTCGGATGGGAGAGGGCTCCACCACCTCCCGCAACTCCGGGGGCTCTAGCTACGAGATCGCGCGCGGCATGGCCACGAACGATGCGCAGCGCCGCTCGATCGACGAGACCAAGACCTTCGAAGATCTCGCCAAGAGCATGAAGGGCGTCAATGACATCGTGAAGTTCGTTCGCGATGCGAAGGACGCTGTCTCGGCCGCCCAGGAGAACGAGGATGGCAGCAGCAAATTCCGCAACAGCCTGACCAAGATGATCCGGGGCGGCAAGGCCTTCCCGGACAATCTCGACCCGAGCTCGCCGGCCTACGCCGACACCTTCAAGATCGCCGACCAGCAGGACGCGGCGCTGCGCGAGGCCACCGAGGCCAAGAAGCGCAACGAGCGCCTGAAGCAGATCCGCGAAAACTCCGCGCTCGACAGTGACACCATCGACGACAAGACCGCCGAGGCGCTGAAGCGCCTTCAGTCAGGCGACAAGTTCCATTTGTCGGACGGCTTCTACACCGAGCAGAAGAAGACGGCGAAGAACGTCGGCTTGTTCATGGCCGATAGCGACGCGAACCCGCAGAACAAGGCGGCGAACGACCAGATGGTCGCGCAGATGCAGTCGGATCTCGAGAAGCGCAAGAATCTCGAGGTCACCACGACGCTCAACGCCGAGAACCAGAAATACGAAGGCATCAAGCAGAGCTTGATGACCACCGACCAGGCTCGCCAGAACTCCTACGAGCTTGAGGTGCGTCGGCTTCAGGATCTGCTCCAGCAGGACACCTCGACCGGCGACGAGCGGGTGCAGAAGGAAAAGACGGTTGCCGACCGCATCGCCCTGTTGCGCCAGCAGCAGTTCAGCCTGACGCCGCTCGGCGGCATGCTCAAGCAGTGGTCGGACTATGGCCACAACCTCGAGACGGCCGCGACCGGCTGGATGAACGGCTTCAACGACAAGCTGGCGGACCTGGTCATGCATGGCCGCGTCAGCTTCCGCTCGCTCGCGCAGTCGATCGAGAAGGACATCCTGACGATGTCCATGAAGGCGGCCGAGAGCAGGCTGTTCAGCAGCTTCCTGGGCCTGGGCGGTGGTGGAGGCGGTGTCGCCGGCACCATGCAGGTTGGCGACCAGTCCTTTGTTGCTTTCCACCACACCGGCGGCGTCGCCGGCTCGAGCATGCCCTCGCGTCGGGTGAACATGAATTTGTTCGCGGGCGCGAACCGCTGGCACACCGGCACCGGCGGCATGACGCTGGGTGGCGACGAGATCCCGATCATCGCAAAACGCGGTGAGCAGGTCGACTGGCCCGCAAACCTGGCGCGTCAATATGGCGGCAAGACCGGCGGCACGTTCGCAATGGGCGACATCAACGTCCACGGCGCGACCGACGGCTCGCCGACGCAGAACCGCGATCTCGCCGAGCAGATCGCAGGCCAGGTCCGCGCCGCAGCCTCACAGATGGTCGGCCAGGAGCTCCGGACCCAGATGCGGCCCGGCGGAACCATTCGCGCCATGTCAGGGAAGTAAGCCATGCCGTTCGACACCTT